ATGACCTCACTAGAGTGTTTAGAAATCCTAAACAATGCAATTTCTAAAGTTGGTAACGATGAAGAAATTGAAAGCCTAACAACGGACTTGATGGACATCAAGGATTTTGTGGGCGAAGTTGATTTAACCGTCTCAGTCTTAAATGAAGACGTTGAGCGCTTAAACAAGAAAAACGGCGAATTACGTTCAGCTAATAACGAACTATACCGTCGTTTAGGGGCGCAAGATGAAATCATGAAAAAGGCTAATGAAGACATGAGCGTAGTATCAGCAATCAATGCTGTTATTTAATAGAAAGGAAAAGGAAAATGAAACAGTTTTCTAAACAAATTAATTGGTATCCAAACAACACGCTAGAAGCGCTAAAAGATGAACCAGAAACAATCGAAGAAGTCACACCACCAGCAACAATGCCAGCGGACACACCAGCGCAAGAAGTTCCAAACTACCCAGCGCAAGCCCCAGCAAGTGAAGTTGAAGGGGTAGAAATGAACATCAACCACGAAAACGTGGTAGAAGAAGGAGAAGAATAGAATGGCTAATAAAATCACCACTTTCTTATCAAACACCACAGGCAAGAACATTTCAAACATTGACCTGTTGAACTCTATCCGCACCCGTGCAAGTGCTGACTATCAGGCAGACATTCCTGTACTTGAAGGCGCACGCATTAACCACGCAACCGTGCCTTATCAGGATTTTGAAAAGCACGCAAACGAGTTTTTCAAAGCCCTTGTAAATCGTATTGGTTCAACTGTTATCAAGGCGCTCACTTATGAGAATCCGCTTGCTATTTTCAAGTCTGAGACTTTTGAGTTCGGGGACACATTGCAAGAAATCTACGTACACCCAGCTGAAAAGAAAACTTATCACGCTAAGTCAGACGTCAGCCCGTTCAAATTTGCTGATACAGACATCGAAGTATTCTACCATACTTTGAACAATGAGAACTACTACGAGCGCACGTTTGAGCGTGCTTGGATTCAGAAAGCCTTTGTTTCTGACATGGCGTTTGATGAATTTGTAGATAAAATGTTTACGTCTCTTCTTTCATCAGATACACTTGACGAGTACCAAGCAATCAAGGGTGTACTTGAGAAATCACTTGCTGAAGTTTCTTACACTGACCTTACAGGAACAACTAAGAACATCACAGTTGCTGGTACTAAGATTGACGAAAGCAAATCTGATTTTGTGGTAGACTTTAACCAGTCACTCATCAATCAATCTAAACGCTTTACAATCCCAAGCCGTACACAGTTTAACAACCCTGTTGGTGTACCGAACATGACAGCGATTGAAGACCAATACCTAGTTATTTCAGCAGAATTTTCTACACATCTTGATATGTTACTTGCTAACGCTTTCAACATGGACAAGGCAAGCGTTTTGGCTCGTACTATTGTAGTTGATGATTTTGAAAAATTCACAGGTGCTGGTGCAAACAATGGACGTAAGCCAGTTGCTTTCTTGATTTCAGCTAAATCTATCATTAACAAGGATAAATTGGTGCACATGGAATCAATCCGAAACCCTCGCAACATGACTTATAACTATTTCTACCATCACCATTACTTGACTAGCCTTTCATTATTTGAAAATATTCATTTCTGGTACACAGAGGAAGTCTAAAGACTGACCGAGGGCGGGCAATAGCCCGCCTTTTTTCTAATATGAAAGGGGACTAAATGAGCTACAAAAATTACAAGCGACATCTTGGAAAGATTGAACTTAATAAAGAAACCGTAGAGCGCAACCGTCTAGCCTTCTTTGAGTTTTATTTTAATTATTTCTATAATATCGTTGTCAATTATTTCACTTGGGAGGGCTTGCCAAATGACATTGACGAGCTTTTTATAGAAAGAAAGTTGATTGAAAACGGTCACGTCTCATTTTTCCATGACGACACTTTTGGCTTTATTGCTCAAGGTGGAACAAGGGGCGAGCGTTTGAATCACTACGACCAACCCTTAAGCTATCAACCAGTCAACGCTTCTAGTATGAACTATTTCAAACAGATGGAGATAGCCTATACAGAAAATGATTTTAACGTGATTGAAACCTTACACAAGGACAACCCCGATAAAATCAAAAAACCTTGCATTGTGATTCCTAACAATAATTTTTATGAGCCTTACATTGGCTATCTTGAGTTATTTTGCGAGAAATTGGCAGATATTGAGCTGACTATTCAATTAAATAGAAACGCTCAGATAACACCCTATTTTATCTTTGTAGACAATAATAACGTGTTATCTATGAAAAATATCTTTAATAAGATTGCGAATTTTGAGCCAGTGGTTTATTTAAACAAGCAGAAAGACCAAGACGGACAGGATAGCTTTAAGCAATTATCGGACTACATCCAAGTATTCAGGACGGACGCACCTTTTCTACTGGATAAGCTACATGATGAAAAATTAAGGGTTATGAATCAACTACTCACTTTTATCGGTATCAATAACAACCCATCGGACAAGAAAGAGCGTCTAGTAGTATCTGAAGCTATTTCTAATAACGGGGTTATCTCAGCCAATATTGAAGTCGGCTGGAAGTCACGCAGAAAAGCGGTTGACCTTATCAATAAATGTTACGGGCTAGAAATTTCAGTTAAACCAGCTGAAACCATTCAGCAATTTAACCTTGATAAAGTAGCACTAGACATTGCAGAGCAAGGGGGTGCAGTCTTTGACCCAGAATAACACCACAGCAACCATTGCAACCTTTCTAAAATCTAGATATAGGAATCCTGTATCAGGAAAACTGGACGGGTTGGCAGTTGATGAAGACGGCAATTTTTTGCACTACAACACCATTATAGATGATACTTATAACGAGCTTTTTAAGGATATGCACCTAGTAGACGGAGTTTCAGAAAATTTCAAGAAAGAATTTTGTAAGCACTTTTACAACAGGGAGATAGGACTTGAGACTTTTGCACGCTTTCAGGTAGCACTGGAAGACGTTTTAAACAATGAGTGTTTCAATCTATTCAAGTATCTTGCAGAAATCAGAAACAAGGCTATCAAGGAATTAAATCAATCCATGAACATTGATACAGTCGGCAACCAAAAAGCAGACGGGCAAGCCTTACAGATAGCCAATACCACACCACAAGAGCGTAAAGAAATTGTATTTACGGAGCGCTACGGAGTGATTGAATACGCTGACAACTTGGTAGAAAACCACCAGAAAAACAACGCTGACACAAAAAGCAATGTTTCAGGTTGGAGTGGTTCAAGCCTTGCTGAGCGCTTACAAAATAACGCAGAATTGAAAGACATTCAATTTCAGATTTTCAACATTTGTGACAAGCTATTTTTACAAGTCTTTTAGAAAGGGGTATAGATGAAAGATTTATCAAATGCTAAAATACTAAAATATGATAGTATGTTAGAAGAAATCACGCTTTTCAGCTTTCAGGATTTTGCCTATGCTGAAGATGGCTTATATTATATCAAGTCAGCAAGTAAGCGACTAGGCGACTTGTCCAAGTTGTGGTTAAAGCTAAAGCCTATCAGCTATCATTTTGAAAGTATTGAAGATGAAACATTCTGGACGATAAGAAAGAGCTACAAGCCTTTACTATCTACTAAAGCCCTTCTATATATCCGTTTTAAGATTGTAGGCGCTTATTATAGCTTTGAAAAGCTCAACAGTAAGAGCAAGCTCAAAGGCTTTGGCAGAGTGATAGATGATAACAATTATTTTTCACGGATTCCACTAGTGAACGAGTTGACCCATTGGGACAACGGGGTTATTATAACCCCTAACTATCAGATGGCGCTATCAGGGTTTAAAGATGGACGGGTTACTATTAACGGTCAGCAATTTCTGGACGATTGGGCAACCTTTGACATCAATGTTACAAATGATAGAAAAGGAATACAGAGAACCATCATGACAGCAGAAAGAGGGCATGAACACTTATGATAATTATTAACCTATCGGAAACACCCGATACACTAAACATTGAAGTCATGGGACATGGAGACGATACAGACCAGTCTTGTGCCCGTGTTTCAACAGTTTGTGATTGTATCTATTTAACCTTTAAAGACCAGTTAGAGAAATACAAGAAACACAACGGCTATACACTTTTAATTGCTAACAAGAAAAAGTTAGGGCGGAAAGATATTTTACTTTTGCGTTATCTGGAATACTTGGAAGCTTTGAAAGAACTTTATCCAAACTCAATCAAAATTGAAAATACCACTAACAAGGAGAAAACAAATGGCAAAAACAACTAAAAAAGTTCAAGGGATTCACTCACTTATTAAATTTCAACGCCATCAAGGAGTTGAGAGCCTAACGATTGAAGGCAAGCAAGAACTTGCTGATTTAAAACAGGATAACAAGGGAGATACAAGCCTTATTTTGAACGCTGATAAGGACAAAGTGAATGAACTAGTTTCAGCCGTCCCTTATCTTGACATTGCTCATACAACCACAGGGGAAGCGCCTAACCAAACCAAAACGGCTACTTTAAATCAAGACCTTACACATTTTCCACTATCTGGTGGGGAACTTGTAACCGTTGACAAAACGACTGAAGGCTTGACCCTCAACGATACAAAAGTAAAAGAGCTAATTGACACTAAAGCCGAAGCTCTAAAGAAAGAGCTTGGAAGTGGTGCTGGAGGTGGCACAGGTGCAACCGCTAGCCCTATCACGTTAAACGGTGGGGAACTGGTAAAAGTTGACAAGTCAGGCGATACACTAACACTAAATGACAGCAAGGTTAAAGAGCTAGTTGAAAATACTAAAACCGAGATTTTAAATAAGGTAAAGACTACACCAAACACAGCTCTATATTATAATCTAAACGGAGAAGAAGTTTTAAGCGCTGAATATGAAATCGGGGGCTCAACTTTAGGTTATAGTACATTTGTCCTTTCAGTAGAGCATGACGGGCAATATAATAGCCATTTTGTCCACATTCCATTGTATAACAATACAACTATTAAAAAGCTATCAGATAATACCATCATTGAAATCATTCCAAGTTCCGAAGGCTTCCATCTTAATCTATATTTCAAAAATGCTACTAGTGTTTTAATTTCAGGTGTTGACTATTGTGGAACAAGTGTAGCCCCTACATTATCAATTAACACTTTATCAGAAACATATGCTGATGTAAGCGCTAGATTAACACCAACAACTGGAAACGTACCACAACCGCTAGATGATGGTTATGACCACTTATAAGAAAGGATTTTAAAACATGAATCCCGAAGAATTTAGAGACGAGTTTTTTCGTGCCTATCGTGGGCGTTATTCTTCTTACTGGGTGGAACGGTGGGGGCTTATCCCTTCCATTCCTACCAGCTTTGATAATGCTAACTCAATTTACGAGCTTTTAGCGTGGTTACAGCGTGCATTTAAGCAGTTGCTTGATGATTTTGTAGCTTTAGAAAGCGAGTTTGAAGATTTTAAGAACGCTCTTACAGAGCTACTTGAAAACCTTGTACCGCTTTTGATTAAGCGCTACATGGAAAGCGCTGAAGCTGATAGATGGTTCACTGGTAAGGCTGACAAGTATTATGAACGAGTTATCAAGCCATATATTGATGAACAAATCAGAAACTTAAAAGAAAAGATTGAGCGAGATTTACGAGAGCTTGAAAATCGAATCAATGAAAAACTTGAAACAGAAAAACAAGACAGAATCCGTGAAATCAACAACTTAAAAGAAAAGCTGGAACAAGAAAAACAAGCCAGACAACGAGATAAAGAAGACCTACAAAGACAAATCCAAGACCAAGCAACTAAAAATAATGATTTAAAAGATACGTTAACAAAATTGATTTCAAATCTTGAAAAATCAGGAGCTTGGGCTGGTGGACTTAAAGGGGACTTTAAAGAAGGTAGAAACATTGCAACAGGTAACATCAATATTTTCGGCGGTACACCAGACGGCAACAGCTTTATCAGGACTAACAACGGAAGTACAGAAAATGACCTTTCAGGGGGGATTTAATGGCTTTAGAATTAAAATTTTCAACCAGTACCAATGCTAAAATAGAAA